AAGTAAAAGATATTATTCTTACAAAAGATCAGTACTCAGAGAAAGGTTGTAACTGGGTAGATGTTTCAATTATAACTGACAAAGGAGAAGAAATGAATTTGACTTGTTTTTATAGTAATGAAAGACCTGTTAGAATTATTAACCAAGAATGTCCGAAAGGAGAAGAAGATGTTTAATCGTGATGTATTAAATTTTCAAGTTGAGAAATTCCCTTTAGAGTTTGTAAATGAAACTCCTGAACATGTACTTTATAATGAAGAGATGAGTCCTGATATTGGTATGGGTCTTCGTCGTAAAGATACAAAAGAATTAATGGCTGTTGTTACCGAGAGCTATGAACCTGTACAATATCTTACGATTGTAGATCAGATTGAAGAAGCTTTAAACCTAGCTGGTCTGGATCTTACTGATGCAGAATTTCAAACCAATGTATATGATCGTGGAAATAAAATGGAATTGATTGCCAAGTTTCCAGCACATGCACAGAACATAGATGGTAAAGGTTTAGTTGTACCACAGTTTGTCTTTCGTACAAGTCATAACAGAACATGGGCGAACAATGGTATGATGGGTTTGTTTAGAGCTTTTTGTTTCAATACTTTAGTTAATGGTAATAAGTTAGCTTATGTATATGGCAGACATACCAAGAACTTTAGTCCTGTTTCTTTTGGTGCAAAGATAAAAGCAGCATCTGAATATATAGCAGGTGATGGTCTAAGTGAAATGAAACGATGGTATAATACTGAGCTTAGTAGAGATAAAGCTATATCTTTATTTACCAATACATTAGCTAAACGATTGGATAATGTTAAACGTAAGAATGTAGGTAATAAAATTGTATTATCTAATCTTATGAAGATCTTTGATAAAGAAAATCAACATGTACATGGTCGAGGACTATACGAAAAGTATGGTACACAAATGAAAGGTTCTTTGTGGACTGCATATCAAGCAGCAACTGCATGGTCAACCCATGTTGATGATGGCAAGAGAGAAAGTAAACAGCATAACAAAAGAGTTAATCGTGAAGATGCTGTAAGAAAAATGCTTGACTCTGATAATTGGAAAATGTTACAAGCAGCTTAATGAATATAGTATTAATTATTATTACAATAAATATTGTAGTATCTATTGTAGAGTAATCTATATGGTTCCCGAAGCCTCAATGATTCGGGAACCATATAGAAATTAAAAGGAAATTGATATGTCAATTACTTCTTCTAATGTAATAAGTGCTTTAATATCTTATAATAAAGATAGACTTGCAGATCTAAATAAAATGTTATATGTTGAGTTGCAAGATGGTAAATATTATGATATAATATATTTATATGCCAAAGATGGTAAATGTATATTAAAGATTAATGAAGAACCTGTAGCTGAAGATAAGCAAGAGAAATTATTATGACTCATTATAATTTTAAATCCTATGGAGATATACCTAAAATGTTAGCAGATTATGTAGTATCAGTAGTAACTTTTTCAGGTATCAAAGTAAATCAATTGACTGATATTAAACTATCTGATATAAATAGTTTTCTTAATGGTCTTGAAGAACAAGGAGATAAGTAATGTCTGTTATAATAGAAGTGTCTAAAGAAAATCAAACACCTGTATTGATTATGAAAAAAGAATATAACTCATTAGACTTTGCTGAAAAATTAAAATGTTTAGTTGCAATAAGAACAGCTATTGAAAAAGAAATATGTTTTACTGAAAGAGACATGGGTAAGTTTGTTCGCAGAAGAAGATTTAGAAAATGATTATTAAAATATTATTATTGTTATTATTTTTTAGTACATCTGTACTGGCACAGTCAGAATACATTCCAGAACAACGTAACTTAAATTCAGAAGAGTTATGTTTAGTTCAAACAATATACTTTGAAGCGAGAGGAGAAAGTTTTATAGGACAGATTGCTGTTGCTAATGTTGTAATGAAAAGATTAAATAGTAAATCATTTCCAAATACTATTTGTAATGTAGTAAGATCAGGTAAGTATTGGAAAGGTAATCCAGTAAAAAATAAATGTGCATTTAGTTATTGGTGTGATGGTAAGAGTGAAAAAATGTATGATATAATAGCTTATGAAGAAGCTATAGAAGTTGCTAACCTTGTATTAAAAGGTGCTGTAATAGAACCTGTAAAAGATGCAACACATTATCATGCTTTTTATGTTAAACCTTCTTGGTCTTTAAAATTAAAAAGAATAACTAGAATAGGTAAACATATATTTTATAGGTGAACAATGTTTATTATAGTACAAAATATTATGAACGAAGCTGATGAAGATATAGAAATTTTTGATAGATTTGATGTATTAACAAGTACTAAAGGATTTCCTATAAAATTTAATACTAAAGGAGAAGCTATAAAATTTTTAGGAGATCTTGGTATGTATATACCTGAAGATTCAGAAGAAGGAGAAATTCAAATTGACAGATTACATTAAAGAATATAATATTATTGTTAATCAATTAAATAAAAATATAAATTCTTTAAAAACAATAAATAAACGTCAATCAGAAACAATTAAAAAATTGAGAAAAGAATTATCTATAGAACGTAAAGAGAATAGTCCTAATAATTTATGGGCTGAAGTTAAAAATAATAAAGATATTTAATTGACTAAAAACTTTTGGGAAAAAGATAAAGAGGTATTATTTAAGAACCTTGTTAAACAATACAAGGAAGAAGGGTATAATATTAAAGAATCAAAACATTTTGCTAAGATAGAAATTAATCAGATCATGGAAGATAAAGAAGACTTTATTAATAATCTTTGGAAAGAGACGTTTGAAGATGATTAAATCTCCCGAAACCCCAACGATTCGGGAGATTTAATCATGTGGTTAGTTTCCTATAAAGATCAAGTAATTGAAAAGTTTAAAACAAAACATCAAGCAAAAAAATCTATTGAATACAGAGATAATTTATGTTATATGTTGAAATCAAATATATCCTTATATTCAATTAAAAAGGAGAAATTAAATGCGACCAAACGAATTAGGAAAGCATGGCCCATGTCCTGAATGTAATTCTTCAGATGCAAACTATACTTATCCTGATGGGCATACTTATTGTTTTAGTTGTAAAACTTATAAACCACCAAAGGAAAATGTTACTATGAATATGACCAATAAAAAAATTATTAGTATAGCCTCTGAAGTAGGAGGAAAAGTAAGCAATCCTAGAGATACAGATTCCAGTAAGCAATGTGAGTATAGTGAAATAGATAATAGAAAAATTGATGTAGCAACTGCTAAATTATATGGCACCATGATTAAGAAAAACTTAGGAGAAGTTACACATCATTGTTATAAATATTATGATAGAAATGGTGAACACATAGGTAACAAAATTCGTGGTGTTAAAGATAAAAAGTTTTGGTCTGAAGGTGGGTTATCAAAAGCAGGTCTGTTTGGAGAAAATGTATTTACTCAGAAAGGTAAGTACATAACAATATGCGAAGGCGAAATAGATGCCATGAGTGCATATCAAATGATGGGATCAAGATGGCCTTGTGTATCCCTGAAGAATGGGGCTGCATCTGCTGTTGCCAATTGTAAACAATCGTTTGAATATCTTGATCAATTTGATAATATAGTAATCTGTTTTGATAATGATAAAGCAGGTAAGCAAGCTGCTCAAGATCTTGTACAAATCTTTGAACCAAATAAATGTAAGATTATGTCTATGGATCTTAAAGATGCTAATGAATATCTTGTTGCTAATAGATCAGAAGATTTTATGAAAGCATGGTGGGCTTCTAAACCATTTACACCTGCTGGTATAATTAATTTACATGATCTTGGCGATAAACTTTATGATGAAAACTATTGTGAAACTTGTCTTTATCCTTGGCAAGGTCTTAATGAAAAGACTTATGGTATGCGTACTGGTGAGTTAATAACATTTACAAGTGGTGCTGGTATGGGTAAGTCCAGTATCATGCGTGAACTAATGCACCATCTCATGAGTGAAACATCAGATAACATTGGTGTCTTAGCAATGGAAGAAAGTGTACGCAATACTGCATTTAATATCATGAGTGTTGAAGCCAATGCTCGATTGTATATTAAAGAAGTACGTGATCAGTTTACACCTGAACAGCTACGTGAATGGCAAGATAAGACTATAGGAACTAAAAGGTTCTTTGCCTTTGATCACTTTGGTTCTATATCCAATGATGAAATACTATCTCGTGTTCGATACATGGCACGAGGGCTTGGATGTAAATGGATTATCCTAGATCATCTCTCTATCTTGGTATCAGGACAAGAAGACAATGGTGATGAACGTAAATCTATTGATATTCTTATGACCAAGTTACGTTCTCTTGTAGAAGAAACAGGTATCTCTCTGTTGCTTGTTAGTCATTTACGTAGACCAAGTGGTGATCGTGGGCATGAAGATGGACGTGAAGTATCTCTTTCACATCTACGTGGCTCTGCTTCTATTGCACATCTCTCTGATGCAGTCATAGCATTGGAACGTAATCAACAAGCCGATGATCCTATGGAAGCTAATACAACAACAATACGTATCCTTAAGAATAGATATACAGGTGATACAGGTGTTGCTTGCTACTTGAACTATAATAAAGATAGTGGTAGAATGAGTGAAGTTAATAATCCTTTTGAAGGAGAATGACCAATGAGATGGTTGTACACTTAATTAAAGCCTTGACAGTGGCTCCCGACTACTCCTTTAGATAGGGTGGCGTGAAGAAATCGGGTAACTGTCACTTATTTTTGTAAATTAGGAGAGTGACCAATGACTGATATAAAAAAGAAAAAAAACATCTATGCTAAGTCTTTACAGAATCCTAAGTACAGACAACGTGTAGTATTAAATAAAAAAAAATATAATCGCAAGGATAAAAACAATGAATGAAATAGGATCACGTAAAGTATTTGATAGAGGTCTTTACCAAGTAGCAGACAGAGATGCAAAACAAGCTACTCTTAAATACATTAAAGATATGAATTATACTACAATTGATACGTCTGAAAGAAAAGACTTTGATATTATTTGCAAAGCCATTACTGAGATTCATCATTTATATGAAGTAGAAATTAAATATTCTTGGAAAGGAACATGGCCTCCTACTTGGAAAGAAATCAGAATACCTTATCGAAAGAAAAGACTTATTGATAAGTGGAAAAAAGAATATCCTGATGCTTTATTTACATTCTTAGTATTTAGAAATGATTGTAAACAAGCATGGCACATTGACGCTAATATTTTAGTTGACTGTGAAGTTAAAGAAGTATCTAATAAAAACGTAAGAAAGGGTGAGAAGTTCTTTCATATTAATGTGGAGGATGCTTGTCTTATTGATATAAAATGACAACAGCTATAGTTGATATTGAAACAGATAGTTTAAATGCAACCAAGATACATTGTATTGTAGCAAGGAGTTATGAAAGTAACAAAGTTAAAGCGTGGGTAGGACAGGAGTGTTCGGAGTTTGCTAGTTGGTCGCAGCAGATAAATACCTTTGTAATGCACAATGGTATTAGCTTCGATGCTCCTGTCCTTAATCGCTTAACAGGTTCTAATATAAAATTAAATCAAATACGAGATACATTAATTGAATCTCAATTATATAATCCTATTAGAGAAGGAGGCCATTCTCTTGAAGCATGGGGTAATAAATTAGGATGTTCTAAAGGAGATTATAATGACTTCAAAGAATATAATGAAGACATGCTGGAGTATTGTAAGCGTGATACGGAACTTACTAGGCTGGTTGCTCTTGAATTGGAAAAAGAAGGAAAAGAATTTAATAAGAAAGCCTATGAATTAGAATGTAAAGTTCGTGCAATAATTGATAAGCAGCAGAATAATGGCTTCTCTTTCAAATTGCGAGAAGCCATGATTCTGCAAGCTCAACTACAGGATGAACTTAATGAGTTGGAAAGAAAAGCTCAAGAAGAATTTGAACCTACCATAGTAGAATTAAAAACTAAAACAAAAGAAATACCATTTAATATAGGAAGCAGACAACAAATAGCTGATCGTTTAATAAAACGTGGATGGGAGCCAAAACAATTTACAGATAAAGGTAATGTTATTGTTAATGAATCAGTATTATCAAAAATTAATATGCCTGAAGCAGAGATGTTTAACAGGTATTTCTTATTACAAAAAAGAACTGGACTATTAAAATCTTGGATTAATGAATGCCAAGAAGATGGTCGTGTACGTGGTAGGGTAATGACATTACGTACTATAACAGGAAGGATGGCACATGCAGTACCTAATATGGCACAAGTCCCTGCTGTCTATAGTCCTTACGGCAGAGAGTGCAGGGGCTTATGGACAGTGGATGATCAATCTAAATATCGCTTGGTAGGTGTAGATGCTAGTGGTCTTGAATTAAGATGCTTGGCACATTACATGAATGATGTTGCATTTACTAATGAAGTTGTTAGTGGTGATGTACATACAGCCAACATGCAAGCTGCTGGATTACAGACCAGAGATCAAGCAAAAACTTTTATCTATGCTTTTCTTTATGGTGCTGGTGCTACAAAGATAGGTAAGGTAGTTGGTGGTAGTTCTAAACAAGGACAGATATTAATTAATAAATTTTTAAGCAATATGCCAGCATTGAAAAGACTAAAAGAACATGTAATTATGTGGACTAAAGATGGCACCATACCTGCATTGGATGGTAGGCTATTACATATTAGGTCAGAACATGCGGCATTAAATACTTTACTTCAAGGTGCTGGTGCCATAATATGTAAGCAATGGCTTGTACATATTATGGAACGAGTCATGAAAGCTGCCCTAGATGTAAGGTTGGTTGCTTCAATTCATGATGAATATCAATTTGAAGTAGCTATACCACATATAAATAGGTTTTGTAATTTAACAAAGGAGGCAATGAAACAGACACAAAAAACATTAAAAGTTAAATGTGAATTAGACTGTGATTATAAAGTTGGAAATACATGGGCTGATACACATTAATTAGTTGACAATATAATTTAAATAGTGTATACTGTTTAAGTTGAAGTAGTAGATAAACATATCAACAGCTACGCTAGTGTAGCACTAAACACAAGGAGAAACATATGGCTATTCAACCTTTATATTTAACTGGTAAATGTTATTGGGCTTCTGTTGTAGAACCCAATAGTACGTTTGAACCAACATGGCAAGTTGATCTTTGCCTTGATGAAGATACTAAAGCTTTAGTTCAACAAGCTGGTTTAAAGGTTCGTAATAAAGATGACGAGCGTGGAGAGTTTGTCACATTAAAGCGTAAGGTGCAGGGTAAGAATGGCCCACGCAAAGCACCTTCAGTAGTGGATTCCCAAAACAATCCTTGGGATAATAAACTTATTGGGAATGGTAGTGTG